CCTTCATCATAGACGTGGTCACGTATGAAGTCGCTATACGGCATCAGGCCTGTTAAGAAGTTTTGTAGTGGTGGCAGTATCGCGCCTTCCGCCTCTTTGCTAGCGTGCCACGCCGTTGCCTTTGCCCCTAGTTCATTATCGATAAATATCGTTGCGTTGTCCTTTGGTATTGGGAGGGTAGTGGAACGCCCCATCCACACTTGCTTACGTTGCATGTGGGTCATTACACTACCCTCCAATGTCATGCCGTCGGCTAGGTTTTTGTAAAATACCTCCTTACTTGCTTTAGGGGCTGGTGTTTGCTTCCAAAATGTGTAGTTGCTGTTAGACACTAGGGGATGTGGTAAGATAGCTACCTCCCATGTTGCGCCTTGTGCTACACGGTACATGAATGTGTGCTTTGTTGGTTTAGGTTGGGGTTGAGCAGTCCAGAAGGCTAGTATCGGTGTCGGTTGTCTCATTAATCTGAATCCTTTGGTAGTACTGGGGTTGATGGTAGCTTGTGAATATCTTTCTTCCTTACGTGTAGGTATGGGTTTAGTGCCTCATGCCGAGAATAACCCCTGTTACGTCGGCTGTAGAATGTTGAGTGGGGTACTTTAGGTTCGGGTTGCTCAAGATACCAGCCTTGGTCAAGCTCTAACATACCCGCCTTGCGTGGTGCTATTGCGTCCTCACGAGAGTAGGCTTTACTACGGCGTCTATAGAATGTTACGAGAGCCACCAGCGGGTGTGGTTGTTGCAAATACCATTGCCTGTCTGTTAGTTCATTGTCGGATGTCATGTTGTTGCCTTTGTTGTTTAGGGTTTTATAGCTTGGTTTCTAGACTCACCGTTCATAAGGTTTTTACGGTACGTGCTGTATGATACTTGAGGGTCATCCTGTTGATAGTACCATTGGCGGTCGGTTACGCCTTTGATGCGCATTATAGCGACTGAACGGGAGTGTCCCGCTTTACGGTTGGTGTAGAATGTGGAGAAGCTCACATCGGGCTTTAATTGGTTGTTGTACCATTGACGGTCTGTTTCTAGTAGTGACTCTAAGAAGTCATCTAGGGGTTTTAGTGGAAACCCTTCCGCTACCCTTTCAGTGTGCCACGCTGTTGCGGATGCCTCCAATATTTCCCATTCGTTGCACGATAACATGTTATTAATCCTTTACGTGTTGTTGTTGTAAGTAGTATCTATTGTAGTATGGTTACCTTTGGTTTAGTTGTCAACCCCTTTGTTACGTTCCCTTAGTGTTGATGTACTTTACATGGTGGTCTGTTTTACTTGTATTCATTGATATAAACATATGTTTATAGTGTATACGTTCTTATTGTATTTCTTAGATAAGCTATAAGTTATATACAAGATTGGAATATGGTAGATAATTATGGCTTTTTCCATAACGGTGATAAGAACGTATACACTATAAACATATGTTTATATCAATGAATACACGTAAAACAGACTACCATGTAAAGTATATTAAATCTAAGGAGGAAGCCCGATGCTCTCGCTACTCTTTAAAGGGTATTGAGGTGAGTTGCTTGCAGTCTCTTATAGCGTACGCATACCCTCCTTTATTTGAACGTTGGTTAAGGCGGGCTACGTTGACGCCTTTGGGGGCTAGATACACCCTAATGCTCATGGTGAGGTAGTTTCCAAACCCTTTACGCCTTGCTTCCGCTTCCGTTTTGTAAAATGTATCGCCACAATGGTACACCCTGTTGTAGTATACTGTGTTGTGATAGTCAACATAACTCATAATGTTATACCTTATCCGTAGTTGAGGGTTCGATATCACTAACAGTACCATCTATAGTAAACATTAAGTGAGCGTAAGCCTCCTCAAAATGGCCAGCATCCTTATAATACGCGCCTGAATGCTCCTCACAATAATCACCCATATAATCTATAAGGCCATCAAGTGCTGCGTTCAAGTCATTACCATCTACTAGTAGGCTTTTCTGTAAGTATTCACCAGCCACACCATCCATATATGTACCAGTCAACTCATAATCGTTAAACAAGGTATACTTGTTTAGTGAGTCAACATGCCCTTGATGGGCATACGGTATGTTTGGGATATACTCCGCCTTGCGTGTGTTATTGTAAAGGTATTTCCAGCCACGTTTTCCCGTCATTTCAGTAAGTTGTAGTTTACTATGGTAGGTAAGCGTGTAATAGTTCTGAAACCTTCCGCCTTCCGCCTTAATAGCGCATAATTCAAATAAAGCACTCTTTGTACTACACCATTCATCAAACACATAGTTACCTATGCTATTATCATCCTCAACTGGCCAAGCATCCCAAAGGCTTTCGTAAGCATCTTGGTTAGCCTCTCTCAATTCTGCTATAGTGTACGTTGTCATGGTTAGGTTCTCAATAGTTAGGTTAGTTAGTTTAGAGTAGGTTTAAAGTAGGTTATTAAAGAAGTCTTTAACCTTGTGGTAAAGGTATAGTAAACCTTTGAAAATGAAAACCAGCACTACAGCTAGGCTAGCCAGCATGTACATAAACAGGTTCAGCATTAAAAATAAAACCCATATTGCTACACCTATGGTAAGTAATAGTATTAATGTGTCAAGCATTTTTGTTTACCTTGTAGTAGTAGTGTAGTGTAGTGTTAGTAGTTGTTGTCTTGGTTCATTTCACATAAGTAAAGGCCTGTATAAGCCTCATAAGCATCCTCGGCCAATAACATAGCCTCAAAGCGTTTTTTGAGTAGCCTTCTCTCAACTCTAAAAGGGTTGGCCTTCTCACCCCGTGAACGTCTCATGCGAGTGTCAATTATCACGGCATGCGCTAGGGTGGTATTAGCCTTGCACCAAGCCTTGTAGGCTTCATCATAGGCTGCAATTAGTTTTAAAGTCTCTAGTTCATTTACTGTAGCGTTCATAGTAGTTTTACCTTTGTAGTGTAGTGTAGTGTAGTGTGCCTGCTTTAAAAGCAATTGTATACAATTTCAGCTTCTTTATTGAATGCAAGCCTAAACTCGGATATAGGAGCATAAGAGGTGAACACTAGACACCATTTGTAGCCTTTAGCGCGATATGCCCTAGCCTGTAGTTGCTTTTTTGCAATCTTCAAAGCATCGTCATAATTGCCCGCAATATCTGAAAAATGCACTAAGTAGCGGGGGTTTCCGTTAACATCGTTGTCAACTCTTTTAAGTCTTACGTTCATAATAGTTTCACCTTGTGTAGTGTTAGTTAATTAGCAGCATTGAGAAAAGTAAAACACACCCAAATCTGCACAAATAACATAAATATGTGGAATATGTTTTTTTCAGTCTGGTCGCTCATGGTTGGTTACCTTAGGTAGTCTAAAGTGTTTTTAGTAAACGTGAATTGTCACGTCTATCAAGTTCAATACCAGCTTCAAGCATAGCGATGTCATCAAAGCTTGATTGCGCTTGTAGTAATCTTGTGGCACGGGCTAGCCCGTCATTAACGCCGATGTTGTAGGTTATGCAGGCAAGGCCAGCAATAGCTATTGCTTCAAGAATCATAGTGTTACCCTTTGTTTTAAAGAAAAGGGGTTTTAGTGAAACCCCCTAGAGAGTGTAACCTTAACTTAGCTTAACCTTCAAAATTATCTTCGTGCAACATAATGAGTTTATCCATAGCGTTGCCTGTAGCTATTAACAAGTTAGCTACTGCCTTAACCTTGTCTAAAGGGTCTAGATGCTCTAAGCTGTCTAGGTTGATGTTATTCAATAGCTGATATACTGCTAGCTCTAAGCCTTCTAGGCTTACGCTTGATAGGGTTACTTGCATCATCTGATGTGTACACTCGCTTTGTTGTTGTTGTTGTAAACTGTTGTTGTTGTAAACTGTTATAAGTAAGGTGTCGGGGTGCTAGCCACTTGCTTGCTTGCCCTTATGTAACTATTATAGACTACATACAAGGCAATAGCTGTATTTGTAACAGAATGTTATGTATATTGTTTATTATTTTATACGCAACGCTTGTTTTAATAGGGTAGGGGGGGTATTTCATTTTGAAAATACTGTTAGAGGGGACGGAGGTATTGTGACCGCGTTTTAAGAACGGCGATGACAATAGGCGGTATTGTGACCGCGTTTTCGGAACGGATATGACAATAGGCCTATCCTGACCGAGTTTTCAGAACGGGTATGACAATAGGGTTGACAATAGGGTTGACAAGATACCCAATACGAGCTATAATGACAATATGAACACTACAAACAAAACACCCACGCCGATTGAACGGAAGATACTTGAACTGATGCCTGATGGATGGTTAGGTTATGAGGACGTTAGGAAGTATACCAAGATGACCAACATCGGAAGGTATTTAGCACGGCTCGCGGACAAAGGTCTAGTACTAATTGACAAGAGTCAAGGACGCCGCTTTCACGTGTACCAACGTGTCACCAAAAGTGTCACCAAAAGGAGCAACGACAATGTCTAATACTTCATACGGAACAGGTTATGACGGAAGACTTTCAAACAGCGCAATATCCTCGGCACTAACATGCAGCCACCAGCACAAGGTAATGTACATTGACAATAAAAAGGGTGACGTGCCACTACTGAGAAACCATGCCACCGCAGGCATCGTGGTGCACGACCTAATAGACGAGTTTTACGACGATGAGAAAATCCAATTAGGAGCCATACTCAAAGCAATCACACCTTACCTACCCGACCCACTCGACTATCTCAGACACGCTATGGAATGTATCGAGCCCATCAAAGCAACGATAACCTACGGACTCAAATACGGCAACGTGTACAAGAAGCCCACATGGACAAACCATTTCAAGAAAAACAACCCAGAGTTAGTTAAAGAACTTACGCGTCTAGATGAGGCCACGTCACACAAACACCCACTGGACACCCACACCAAAACCGAATGGATATCCGAGGTCGTCAGGTACCTCACAAACTTCCGCAAACTAAGAGGCGAAATAGACGCTCTCGGCTGGGTCTGCCACTCTCGGGAAGGGTTGATGTTGTTCGACACCATATCGGGCATCCCAATGGCGGGCAGATATGACGCGCTGTTCCAAGATGGGGACGACCTCATCCTACTAGACTGGAAAACAGGTGGGCAAGGGTGGACACCAGAAAAGATAGCCTACCATGACCAGCTGTACGCTTACGTCGACGCCTTAAGACAGGCTGGCAAGAACGTCACAACCATCGCTATCGGAGACCTATCCGACGGCAAGATTGTTATGGCCGACCCCAAGACATTCTCGGCAGACCTTAAGCTCGCGCTCGAACGCTTCGACCGCAATGCCGCCTTCACCAGCACCGCGACACACGTGGCAGCAGGACGTTCGGATTTCGTATGCGGCCGTTGCCCCGTACCACACCTTAAAGGCGGCTGCAAATGGTTAGGGGGAACTAACTAATGAGAATTAAAACACTAGAGGAAGTCCAACAGGCCTTAGAAATACACGGCACACTCTCGGCGGCCGCGCGCGCCCTTGGTTGCGACAGGAGAAACTTGGTACGCCGACTAAGACGTGCTGGCATTGATATTGCCGCAGTGGCACAGGCCGAGCCAGAGATGGGTGACGACGCCCTTCCCAACAATACTGAGATAGACCTTACCAAGTCAAAATACATAATATCCAGTGCCCTTAACAACACACCTATTCACATGCCATTCTACAAAGCCTTACAAGATTTCGCGGAGAAAAACAATGCTCAACTACTCGTCGTTCCGCAAAAGTACAAGAACCCATCCCTTATGCAATCTACCGAAGGTGCCGTATGGTCTGCCGACCTCCCTTTTACCAGTGTCGACAATCAGCTTTCGCCGAGAGTGGTCTTGGCAGGTTGCGCACGCGTACAGGCGACCTCCTCACGCCCCTTAGCAGGGTACGGCGGCTACGGTAAAGGACGCTCTGTTATTATTGGTCACAGTAGGATAGCCTTATCCTCCATCCCACGCCTGCTGCCAGACCCAGCACAGTACGCCATAACCACAGGGAGCATTAGTGTTGCACAATACAGCGACACGAAGCAGGGCTCCTTGGGAATGTTCCACCATGTGAACGCCGCGCTGCTTATCGAGCTCGACCGTGGCACCGACGCGATGTGGTTCCGCCATCTGTACCTCAACGAAGAGGAAGGCGTGGTTAATGACCCGCTGGACGACATCCACACCTTGATTCTCGGTGATTTGCACGTCGGACACAACGGACGCAGCTTAGACCGACCCAACTGGAACGCCGTGACCGCGCTTAAGACCGAGAACACCGTCACCCACGACATCTTCGACGGCTTTAGCATCAGTCACCACCACATGAAAGACCCCTTCCTGCAAATGGCCAAGGCGCAGAACGGTACTTCCAGTCTTCTCCTAGAGCTGCAAAGCCTCGCAACCCACCTTAAAGACCTACAGGGCAAGGTGCACATCATCGAATCTAACCACCATGACCACCTAGACCAGTGGCTCGCAAGTGGCGCAGGCCGCACCGACCCACACAACATGCACCTATACCATTGGCTCGCGTTTCAGAAGTGTGACGAGATACGCACCACAGGACGGTACAGTGTGTCATCGTCATTAAAAACATATCTGGTCAAGTACGCAGGTTTCCCCGAGGATGCCTTCGTTGGCCGCAACAAAAGCCTGAATGTTTTCGGTATCGAGCTCTCCCAACACGGCGACCGCGGTGCCAACGGCTCACGCACGCTCACAGGTAACGAAAGCGACAGGACAATTAGCGGACACCGACACTCACCTTCCATACATGGTGGGCAGATGACAGTTGGTACGTCCAGCACGTACGACCTCGGATATAATAAGGGGTACTCGTCATGGGCTCACTGCCATGCTATCATAACAAAGGACGGTCAACGTGTAATGTTTAACGTGGAGGACGGCAAATGTCGGATGTAGAATACTTTGGCACCGAAGAGCCTAAACCACCAGTCTACATGACGATAGCTTTAGACTTCGAGAACCACAACCTGCTACTAGGTCAGATGGATGGTGACATTACTGACATCAGAGTCGCAAGGATTATTAAGAGTTTACAAACAGGCGGTGTGTTAGCCGTCGACATCAACACTGTCAAGTGGGCAGCAAAAGGAGATACGTAATGTCAGAACACATAATCAAGCCAGACCATATGGTGGAGATACGCAAAACCTCAAACACTAAGTATGACTTTTACACAAGCGATAAAACCCACCTTTTCGGTATACAATTTCAAGATGGTGCACGTGGCGAGACAGGGGTAAACGGCATTACGGTTGATGGTTTGTTTATTGCGTGCATCGACCACCTTATGAGCTGGCAATCTACAGACTTAGCTTGCGAACACAACACCAGAATCATCGCGTTGCTCGAACAGGCTGTGGAAGAGTGCCACCTACGCCACGTAGACAGAGCCGCGAGAGGCGTAAGCGGGCAGGCCAAACCATAGATGGGCAATATAGTTCCAGATAAACCAGAGGACTCAGAAGTCATGGCACCGCATCTTCAAATGATGCGGGCTGGCTATGACCCGCTGGCTAAGTCTATGGAGCTCACCAACCTTGTAGACGGCATGTTCAAATGTCAGATGGAAGACTACCTCGAAGCCCGCACTGCGCGCAAGGCCGCGCAGATTGAAGCTAGGTTCGACCCAGATGTCTATATTCCACCGCCACCCATGCCACCACTGGCTACGGCAAGCGTTATGCACAAGATGCTAGAGGCGCAGTTGAAACTCTCGGCACCAGCCGCCAAGCCGATTGACCTGCTCACAATTGGGGACAGAGAGATACACATCAACGTCGTCAATTTCCATAATCTTCCAGAGCGCGCCAAAAACGGAAACCCAGCCTTCGACGCAATAGTGGATGTCAAAAATGAGCAATAATCTAATCTTACCGGGTTCGCAAACCTTCAACTTCCCAAGTAATCCCGAGATACTCTACGAGCACCAGCAGTTAGTCTGGCAGCATCTCATTACACACAACCCACGCTACACCTACCTTGCGTGGGCGAGGCGGCTAGGCAAAGACTACATCGGCTGGTTGTACTGCATCTACCGCATGATGTTCACAGGGCAACCAGGAACGGCACTGTACATCTTCCCCACCGCCGACATGGGACGCCGTGTGCTGTTCAACAACAAAGACCTTAACGGTAAGTCGATGCTTAGCTACATACCTGGCTTTGACCAGTACGGCCGTGGTAAGCACAACCATGACCTAGTGCGCAACGTCAACAGTGCTGACCTCCAAATCACCATCAAGCACGTCCCAACAGGTGAAGACAGCTTTATCAAAATTAGGCAGGCCGACCCTGACACACTATTAGGCGCGAACTACAAGATGTTCCTCATCTCTGAGTTCTGCGTGCCCGACTTCAACCCTGACGTGCTGCCCTACAGTGTCGTACCCACGATGCGCAACAACCCCGAGTGCCAGACCCTGATTCTCACCACATGGCGCGGAGAAAACCACGCAACGAAGACCTTCGACCTCTGGAACGAGCGTAACGACGGCAAACTCTACTTTTGCGACCTACGCACCATCCTCAACGGTTATAAGGCTGACGGCTCTCCTGTAACGTCCATGGAGGCACTCCAAGAGGAGGTCAGGGCTGGTAACATCAAACTGTCCACCTTCAAACAGGAGTTTCTCATGGACAGAACCGCTGCCAACGAAAGCGCGTACTATAGTGAGCAGTTGGAGGCGTTAACCTTAGCGGAAAGAATAAGCCCATGTATAACCCACGACCCACTGCTACCCGTCTTCACGGCGTGGGATATCGGCGGCTTTGGCAAGACCCCAGGTGAGAAAACGTCCATCTGGTTCTTTCAATACAACAAATACACACGCCAGACGAACTATATTGACTACATGGAAACGAAACAGATGTCGTTAAACAGCACTATAACCAAGGTTATCCAGCAATGCAGCAGCATGGGGTACCGCCACGGCTGTGCCTTCCTGCCCCATGACGCCCGACAAACGGAGTCTAATGGCCTGCAACGCCTCAATCACTTTAAGGTGGCCAACATGGTGCACTACGCGATACCTAAGACCATCTCAATCCAAGCCGATGTCGAGCTGGTGAGGACAAAACTGCACACCATTCAAATTAACAGCCGATTGTGCGAGGATGGGCTGCGCGCTTTGAAGGCCTACGGAGCTAAAGAACTTAAGGGACGAGACAACCTTGGCGATATAACCTACGGCAAGGCCGACCACAACTGGGCTAGCCACGCAGCAGATGCCTTTCGGTATTCGGTAATAGCGTACAAGTACCTAGACAGGTATGATAAGTCCGTTCTCGAGATGGAAAACCAGAATAAACCAGCCGAACGTAACTACAAATACATGTAGGCTTGCAATACTTTTAACAGCATGGTAAACTTAGGTAGGTAACATACAATAGGGAACGCTCAATGACTTTCGGACGCGCACAACGCAAGGCACAAGAAGGGGCTAACCGTCTGGCTGAGCAGCAGCGTGACAAAGAAGCGGCAGAAGCACGCCAACTCGAGGAGATTCGTCGCCAAGAGGAGATTACGATGCAGATTCAGGCGGATATCACCCAGCGTGACGGCAGCATAAGACTTCGAGCAGCAACCCAAGGCATATTTGCGCAACGCACAGTAAAGGCTGGCATGTAATGCAACAAAAACTACCTACCACGTACGACGTACTGACACAGAAATACCAGTCTGCCAAGCGTCTATATGACCAAACCATCGTCTTGTTTGACGAGTTGGCGCACTACTTTAGACCCCCCTCAACTGGTTTTGGTGGTGGTGCAAACTACACAGGCTTCACCAACCCTACAGGCCAAGCGTACGGCGAGCTGTACGACAGCACAGGCGTTGAAGCCAGCCAGATGCTGGTGTCATTTATCATTGGTGCGCTGTTTAACCCCACGCAAGAGTGGTCGGCCGTGCTTTTACCCACCCACATCCAACGCAACAAGCAGATATCCGACGCCGCTAAGACGCGCATACTTGAGTATATCAGCTTGGTGAACAAGTCATGCCTCGAGTACGTGATAGACCCCTCCGTAAACTTCTACTCATCGCTCGAGCGCGCCTTAATGGAGGCCGTGGTATTCGGCGCAGGCTTCATGCTTGCCGATGCACACCCCGTAACCAAGCACCTACGCTTCCGTCACGTACCGCTGCAAAACCTGATGGTCGAGCGCGACGAAGACGGTGAAGCAAACACCATATTCCGCCTGTTTACACTCTCGGTAAGAGAGGTTATGGAACGCTGGCCAGCAGAAAAGCTGCCACATGGTGAGTATCCTAAAGCATGGACAGAGCCTAAGTTTAATCGCGACCAGATGGTAAACCTTTGCCATGCTGTCATCCCCCATGACCCCTTCATGAAGGTCTCCGACTCTAAGAACATGCCTAAGACGAGCAAACGCTTCCGCGGCTACTACTACATTCCGAAAGACCAGATAACAATTACGCATCCTGGTAAAGACAAAGCCGACGCTCATGATGTTATACTTGACATCGGCGGCTTCGACCGCAACCCTTACATCGGCATCACATGGCAGTGGTTCGGCAACGAGTTAGTGCCGTCATCGCCTGCGCGCAACGCACTACCAACCATGCGCAACATCAACGACCAGTACCGCAACTTTAAGAATGGCTCCGAGATGCAGGCCAGACCACCGTTCTTTGCAGTGGCCAACGCTATATCGGGCGGCTCCCCACAGTTGGGCACGTTACACAACACCAACACCATTGACCCAGGTATGTTTGAGGCTGCTGGCGGCGACATCCGCAAGCTGGTACAATACCTCGTAGCACCCATTGACCTACAATACACTATGATGGACATTCAGAACGAGCGTGACGCAGTGCGCCGTATGTTCTTTAATGATAAGATTGCGTCCTCCGACAAGGCTGCCGAGATGCGCGAGGTCGAGGTTAACGATAAGATTCAAGAACGTATGCGCGCGGTGATGGTTCCGCAGATGCGTATGTATGACCAAATCGCATCACCTGTGATGACACTCGTCGCCGAGTACATGATTAAGACAGGCGCAGTGGCACCACCGTCGACCGAAGTCGAACTGGCACACAAGAAGTTCGGTGAACTGCACACGTTCAGATTCAACGCCGCCACCGCACGCGCCTTCTCACAGCTTGAGCTAGATACTATGAACCGCGTTGCGCAGCAGTTTCTGCTACCGCTGTCGCAGATTTTCCCTGAGGTGCTTGACACCATCAACATACTAGAGTATACCAGAGCTGTTTACGAGTTAGCAGGTATTAACCCTGCCTTCATGAGAACAAAGGAAGAGTTCGATGCCATCCAACAACAAAAACAAGAGCAAGCCGAAGCCGAAACCCAAGCCAATAACCTACAGGCTGGCGCAGCTGGTATAAAAGACCTCGCGCAGGCACAAGCACTAGGGGGCAGCTTTTAATGAGCGACACTTGGAAAACAGCTAAGGAGATAGGCCTCTCTAAACAGGTGGCCAAGGAATTGCTTGAACGCTTCAAACCGCTGTACCTGCCCCTCGCACCGTTTGACGGTAACGCACTGGCAGCACGGCTAGACCCACAGACCCTCGCCTTCCGAGAAGGGCAGCGCACCGTAGTAACCTACTTACTCACACAGATGGGCATTGACCCACTAACATTAGGAGATAAATAATGTCAGACGAAACCCCACAAATATTCGACCTTTCGGCACCCCCACGCGATGACGCACCTACCGTTGGCGTTAATGTAAGCTCAACCGCGATACACCTGCCTAATGACGTGGACTCACCCGATTGGGCTGAGGTTTACACCAAACTAGGCCGTCCTAAAACCGCAGACGAGTACACCTACACAGCACCTGAGAACTTTGAGTTAGACAAGGATATGCTTAACAACCTTCGAGAGGTGTCGCACAAAGAAGGTTTAACGGCTAAGCAGTTTTCCTCAATTCTAACATCGTATGTAAGCAAACAGGCAGAGGTGTACGCCGAGCTTGAGAAGGCCGACCAAGAACAGACCCTTAACACCGAGCTCGAACGCAGGGCTAAACTTACGAAGGTTCTCGGTGCAGACCCCGATACGGTGCTGGCCAACGCAGGCAAAGCTTTCCGCGCAATAGGTATCCCTGAGCTGGGTGAAGCATTCCGTACCAACCCAGCACTTCACCAAGCTGAGATTTATCAGCTGTTGGCAGGTATCGGCGCAATGTTTGAACAGTCCACCATTCCTGGTAACGTGAGCCAACCCTTAAGCGACTCTATGCGGCAGACACTTCAACGGCAGTTCACAGACGCCGAGGCAGCCTACAAGGCCAAACCCACAGCAGCCACCACCTTAGCGTATACCACCGCGAAATTAAACAAGAATAGTTACAAATAATTTTCCTCCGTTCATTGTTGTCCTCCTAGCCGTTCACGTAGCGGCTTTTCTTTTTGACAACATCACTTTACAAAGTGTAGTGGCTGATGGTATACTTAAGGTGACACCTAATATAACGAGAGAGAGATACCCTCATGTCCACCCCAGCTTCCCAGATAGCCTTTACCCAGTTACTTTACGAGCACGCCGCACCTACCATCGAAGTGTTGCCTTCCGTTCCTGGCTTTATTTATGGCGATTGCGTAACTCAAGTATCCATCGATGGCGATGTTTACATCACCAAAGAAGTTGACCTTGGCGTACAGATGACGGACAACCCCGACATCGTCACACAGCCTTTCCAGCTAATCGGCAACTCCAGTGTCGCCCCTAGCAAACGTATGATGACTAACGCGTTGTTAGCCGACAGTAGAGTGACCGACTTAGCCATCCACAACGGACGGGTTGACGTCGCCGACTTCGCTCAGATGCAAGCCATCAACCGTATGGTTGTTATGAAAACTTTTGCCCAAGGTATGAACAACCGAGTTCGCGCGGTCTTCCGTTCGGCAGGTCAAGTGTTGACTGGTTTAAACTACCAGACCCAACAGTTCACCTCCGAAACGTTCGCAGCTGCAAACACCATCGCTTTCAACTACGGCGGTGTGGAAATCTCCACGGCAATCCAAGGTCTAAGCCCTAACAAAATTGCCGCGGCAATCGCAGTAGCTCGCGACACCTACAACCACTTCCAGTCAGACAACAACCACTGGTACGTTGCCGCAACCACGCAGCAAATACGTATGTTCTTCCGCTCGTTGTCCTCATTGACCAATACGTCGTTATGGCATGATACCGACTACGCACGCGTAGGCAACATGGTTGGCGGACTTAACCAGTTCGTAACCGACATCCACGGTGCCAAACTTCCTGCGGTAACGGTAGACACATCGCAAATCACCTTCATTGTTGACGACGGTCTAAAACGCTTCTACAACGCAACTACCACAGACACCTACTACCTACCTATGTGGCAGCAGCCCGAGGGTATCTTGTTCGGTACCTCTGGCCTAACTACTCGTATCGAGCAGATGCCAGAAGTGTTAGACGGTGTTCGTGAACTGTTCAGTATGCGTGTGGGCGCACGTCGCGGCGCACTTCCGTTTATCTACAGTTTAGAAGTGAAAGACGCTTAGTAACCCCCCCTAAAGGATATTTTATCATGGCAGTAATTACCGCAACAGTATTCACACCCCAAGCACTGCGCGACCAGACGTTTGTCACTACTGGCTTTCGCAAACCAGGGGCATCTTGGGACTACCAACAGTACGACAACGGCGACCCCATCACCCGCCGTCGCAGCCACACCAACGCGGCTGAGCTTGTCGCTGGTAGTATCATCGACTTCGGACGCATCGATAACATGCGCGTCGAAGCCATCTATGTCACATGCTCAGCCTTCGGTGCCGCACGTACGATAAGCGTCGGTGTTGGCTACTTAAAAGCAGGCGTGGCCAGTGCTTTTGAAGGCGACGCTAACTGTTTAATCGACGCTTTAGACGTGTCCGCAGCTTTGGCAGGTACAACCAGACGCCTTCCTAAAGACGGACTCGTCGGTGTTGGTTTCGAGTACAATATCGACTACCGCCTAGACGCTCACCTATTAGTCACCGTAGCAGGCGGCACTTGGCCAGCTGATGGTTCACTATCCATCTTGGTAGTAGGCCGCAAATTACAATTTGGTGATGCAAGGTAATCACTTAGAGAGGTAAGCATTGTGCCCTACACAAAGGTACAGGTAGCCAACCTCGCATTGGAACTTCTTGGCGCACAACCGATGCTGTCGTTCACTGAAACGACAGCATCTGGTGCTGTCATTAGGACTCACTTTGCTGAGGCCATTAAGGTCTGCCTATCAAAAGCTTTTTGGCGTTTCTCGGTAAAGCAGGTTAACCTACCTACCGCAGACGTTGTCAAACCTGTCAATGAGTTTAGCAACGCATACACAGTACCCGCGGACTTTCAGCGTGTGTGGCGTTTGCACCCATATCACGCATCCGCAGACTACAGATTCCAGAGCGGTAAGCTGCTGACATACATCCCACTGAAAGGTTACTCCTACCAGAGCAACGAACTTGTCAACGCCGCCGACACCCACCTTTCACTATACAGCTGGGCAAACTTCGACGAAAACACCAACATATTATTTATAGAATACCTTCGCTACGAGCTAGCTTCGCGCTGCGCTATGCGTCTGAACCCATCCAAGGAGATGGAGTTGAAACAGCTCGCCGAACGTGCTAGACTGACAGCACTAGGCTTCCTCTCACTGGAGGAGAGCCCCGACATGGCGAGATTCCATCGTCAAGAGGCTGTGCGCCGAGGCCGAGGAGGGCGCGACGACAACATACTTTCAACATTGCGGTATCCCCCCAACGACGTATGGATTTAAACTATGGCCTTCAAGCACATTCAGTCCGAGTTCACAGGCGGTGAAATCGTACGCCGCATCGACCATCGCATAGACAACGATGGTATTAAGCGTGGCCTTGCTAAGTGTGTTAACATGATACCCACCCCCGAGGGCTCCGTAACCAAACGACCAGGTACGAAGTTCGTCGCCGAGTTCGCTTACCCAGGCAGACTCATACCGTATCTCTACGACGTCGACCAAGAATACATGCTACTACTCTCGGAACAGAAACTAGAGTTCATCAAAGATGGTGACGTGATAGGCGCGGCTGTCCCACTAGCAGGTGTGCTCACCACCGAAGGGTTTGAGACGAACACCTCTGGAGGCACTGCAGGCACAACATTCAGTATGGGCGGCTGGTTGGGCACGCCTTACTCCGTAAGCAGCTCATCAGTAGCGTCCTTCCCAGTATGGGACAGCGGCAACACAGGTCAGTTTCTTGGTGGTGGTATCGTCATTGAACGTGTGACGCGCGCAACCAAACCTTTTACGCTCGCCAACACACACGTTTACAGAATAAATGCAGGCTTGAGCAACTCGAGCACCGCAACCAAGTTAGAGATTAATGACAGCTCACCT